CCGTCAACCCGTTCAGTTCGTAGAATCCCGTCTTCTTGTTATACACGGCACCGGCGGCAACGTACAAGGCCCTGTTTCCTTGTTGGGTGTTGAGGATGGTGGTGAGGTCGTTTATACTTGTCGTTAATTCATCTTGCGCTGTCTTGATCTCTTCCACGGTTCCCGCGACGTTGTCCCCTTGTTCCTTGGCGTAATTTGCTTGCTCGGTGGCGTTTTGCGTTGCCGTTTCTGATTCGGATTTCAAGCGGTTGAACTCGGTAACACGTCCTTCTTCTGCTTTTACACGATTTGTCTCGGCTTCTTTTCGTGATTGCTCGTTGGTATCACGAGTGCTTTCCGCTTTTTGACGATTGTTCTCTTTCTCGACACGGGTGTTTTCCGCTTTCACCCTGTTGTTTTCAGCTTCAACCCTTGATTGCTCGGCTTTCACCCTGTTATCCTCGGCACTCGCCCTGCCCGTCTCTGCCGTTTCTCTAGCTTCCTCGTTGCTGGCACGGGTATTCTCGGCCTCTCGTCTCAGGTTCTCGGATTCCTTCCGGGAATTCTCGCTGGAAACACGTGCGGTCTCGTTCTCTATTCTCAGTTTCTCGTTTGCAGTCACCGCTTTTTCAAGGGTATCCAAGCCCTCTATCATGGCTCTAGCCGGCTCCTGTAATTCATAAATCTCTTCTTCCGTGAAATCGGAATACTCGAAAGCCTTGCCACGGGAAGGCTTGCCAGTGTCAACGTCCCCGATCCACCAGTTGCCGTTCTCGCCGATAGACGGGGTTAAGCCGTCCTTGCCCTCTGCCACGATACCGGTATCCTCTATACCGATCATCCATCGTTTCGTCTCCGGGTCTATCCTCGGTGTAACCCCGTCTTTTCCGTCCCTGTTACGCTCGATAATCCCTTTCAAGTTGATGGATGGTGATTCACTCTCGAAACCGGCGTCTTCCTTGCAAGTCAAGTCAACGAGAATGAAAGCGTTGCAGAAGTCAAGGTAGAACTTGTCAACGCCGGTCACGCTAGCCTCGTTCGGCTTCTCGTAATACAGGTGAACCTCGTACTGCCCCGAGGTAGCGTTACCGCCGCCAACGAACTCGAATTCAATAATGTTGTCGTGTATCGTTAAAGGGGGAGATACTTGATAACTGCTGTACTTCCGGTTTATCGTCAATTTCACGTTTCTAGCGTCCGTGAAATCTTCCGGCTCGTCGTTCAGCCGGTTCACCGTTATCTTGAAAAATATGTTTTTACCTACCCTTATTCTCATGTCATTTCCCTTTTATATTGTTTCTATCTCACTAACCTCTTGTAGTTAGCGATAAACTCTTCCTCCGTGCCCTTGCCTAAAGGGGTATTGTAATACCTTTTCCAGTACCTCGCCCAACCTTCGAGATCGGAAGGGATAGCCTCTTTCACCCGTAGGTAATGAACACGTGCCATGCAGATCGCTAGCAAGTCGTTATTCTCTATATCTTCCGCCTTGAAACGGGATATTCTAGCGACACGCTCGATCCTCGATGCCAGTTCCGGCTTGTAACGGAGGTAATTGTTCACTATATCGTTAAACGTTGCCGGCTCCATTTGAAATATCCCTAGAGCCGGGCCACCACCTAGTTGTTTCCGGTACTTGCCAAGATGGCTTTCCTGCGCTGCCGTTCCCATCAACAAGTTCACGGCATCACCGGAATAAAGGTTTAGCTCCTTTAATACCGATGTTATCAACTCCTTCAATTTTTTCTTTTCCATGATTCATTATTGATTGTTACCAGACAAAAGCGTCGCCACCTTGACCCCGCATTTCCTGATGCTCCTGCCAACTTCCACGGCGTTCATTTGATTATCACCGCAAAAAGAGATCCCCAGTATTCCTAAAGGTTTATCTCCAGAGTAAAGAGCCAACAACGCCACCTCGTTCACGTCGTTCGATTTAAACTTGAAATACATACGCTCGTCAATATCACACAATGATTCTATGTTCCCCCAGAAAAAACCATCATCAAACACTTTCGAGATAAACGGGTATTTAGATAGACTGAAATCCGTGTACTCGTCATCAACGTTATCAACCCCGGTAGCCACTTCCTCTATACGCATATCCCCGTAGAGGAATGGTAGTCCTGAAGAGAGATTTTTACTACCATTGTGTAACTCGATCAACCATGTCCTGTCCGCGTCAAGGTTATGAAGTAACCGGTTTAACATCAGTCTTATCTCGGCATCAACTTGTATGCGACGAGAAACGGCATCATCGTGCCTCTCGGTTTTCACCATCTCGATTTTGTCAAGCAGGTACCTCGGGTTCAGGGCGAAAAAGATCACGTAAGCCGTGACAAGCAATACGAACAATCCCTTGAGGATCGTGAAAAAGCCGTGTTTTTTTTGCAAGCCGATAATTTTTTGCAACCACCCAACCCCCTTGTCTATATTCTGTTCCATGTCTCTTGTCAGATTTAACAAGTTACTCTTTCTTGCCGTTGATGTATTTCTCGTACAACGGCCTCCCTTTCCAAACCGCTATCACGACGCATACTAGCGT